AACAGAGATACCCGACCATTCCATCCCTTAGTTTGTTTCTGGCCAGCATCGCGGTATCGTCGTAAACAAACTGTCCAGTCTGCTGTCCATCCCAAAGGTTGATGTCTGAAATGAACCTGCGCCCGTGATTCACATAGGCGATGATGTTGTCGATCATCGGCTCCCAGAAGGTTCTCTTCTCGGCCAGTACTAGAAGATATTTCAGACAGTCTCTTGCTTTTTCCTCATCGTCTCTCGGGCCTAGTTCTGTGGGGGAATATTCCTTTGAGCTTACGAGACTCTGCGAGTTGGACGCGAATGGATACATCTAGGCTCCCAGCGTAGAGGATTTGGTCAACGCGGCTCCCGCTCCCAGCGGACTTGTCAGCGTCGTAGCCGCCATGCCTCTGCGCTTGGTCAGCGCCGCCGCCTGAGCAGATGCCGCCGCCGCCGAAGCCTGGGCCTGCTGCTGGGCGGTTTCGGTTGGGGCCGTAGGCTGCTTTGGCATATCTGCCAACTCTACGCCCGTGACTGCCGCGCCGACGCCAGCCGCGATAAGAGGAATGAATGGAATAATGGGAGCCACTACTCCTCCGGGTCGTACTGAACATGGATCACATCGCCGTTGGTCCCGATCCCGTACCACTGATTAAGATTGATTGCGCCGCTGGTGAATGGCCCGATGATCGTCGGGTCTGCGGTAGCGGAGGCGACCTTGACCGGAATTCCAGTGCTGGCCGAGACGTTGGAAGCGTCCCCAACATAAGAAGCCGAAGCCCCTTGCCAAACCCTCATCTGCATCGCCCTCTGCGGGCCTGTCGTAAACTGCGTCGCGCCCGCGCCGAGCGTCACTGTAAGCAATGCCATGTCGCTACCTCATTTCCAAACCATGATACAGAATGTTTTGGGTTGCCGGTCGATTTTCTCTACTGAGGATCAATCGCGCCAGTTCCTGATCGACCTCCTGCTGCGGCGCTCGATAGACTGGCTGCTCCAAAGCCGCATACCTCACGCAGTCGCACATATCCTTGTACTGCTCTTCCGGCTTGTCAGTCCCTTCTTTCCATTGGTAGTTAAACATATCCTGAATCGGTCCCCGGTCCCCTTTGCATCCCTCCGCCGCGAACATCATTCCCGGAAAGCTCTTGTCCTTGACCGCCGAGTAGTGCGGCTGCAAATACTCCTTGACCCGCTTATGCCCCAGGTCAACATCCCCCGGCCCAGAGTGAGAAAGCACAATTCTCTTGATCCCCGCATGTTGAAGCTGCTCTTCCCATGAAGTCGAGCCCTCCAACGTCTTGGTTTCCCTCACCCCGAACTTTGCATCCAAAATCACCATCTCCGGTTCGCGGTAATTGTGTTCCGCCCTCTTGACCTTAACCGATCTTGCAATCGAGTCAATGCTTCCGTTTGCAAGCAGGTAGGTATACCAGTAAATCCGGTTCGCCAGTTTTCCGTTCACTATAATTTCTTCCGGACTCACCGCGCCAAACAGCCACCGCGTCGGCCTTGCGTCGGACGGGTCAACCGCCTCAATCCGCATCCAATCGGGAGGAATCTGGAAATCGGGATAAATATGCACCGCACGGTCGAGCATCTTGTAAACCAATCCCGAAAGATGCTTCCACTTGCCCTCTTCTCTCGCCTCTCTCTCATCCGGGTCCGTAATCTTCTTCAGGTAATTCTCGATGCCAGCTCTCGGCAGAAACCCCATCACTCTCCTGCACTTAGGGCATTTGTCCACTGGCCTTGCCTGCCCAGGAAGCAACCGCTCCGGGTCATTTTCCTCAATGGCGAAGTTGCAATCCCGGCACCAGTCCTGGCAGTTGTCCCATGTCGAACCCCTGAATACCGCAATCTCCTGATCCTCACCCCCCACGTTGAACGCATGAAGGCTCAACAGATCGTAGATATACGCCTCTTTCAGCGGAGTCATGGTGTACCAGCTCGGCCCGTTCGTGCTCATCAGGCCACGGGTGGCCGCATTCAGGATCGCTCTCGGAGGAGGTTCGTCGAAGTGTATCCAATGCAGAACAGTTCCTTCGTAGCTCTCGGCTGGTTGCACATACGACCTGAAATGAATCGTTGACCCGCAGGGCTTTCCCCAGAAATCGTAGGTCAGAGTCAGGCTCTTGATCGATCCATCCGAATATCTGCTCGGCACGGGCTCGCAATGGCGGGGAATCAAACTCATAAACTCGGGCTCGATCCTCTGCGCCAGCGTCTGACCCGCGACTTCGCAGCCCACAATGCCGTTATTGGGAACCTGAATTGGAATCTTGTAGTCAGGATCGCTCTTGCTCAGCCACGGCCTGAATCCAAAGGCGTGGGCGATGTCCTCAGCTACTCCAATCGAAGTCTTGCCTACTTGATTTCCACTCTCAAATAACCGAGTCCTTGGCGTTCGCCCCCGTTTGTTCTTGACCCGGATGAACGGTTCCTGTGCCCGGTTCATCCGCAAGGTCCCGAGCCTCGCATAGGCCGCTACCTTCTCTTCGATCTTCTCCAGGCACGATGGATCGCTAGGATCGTAGCCTTCGAGAAAGTCGGGGGTTGCCTGCACTGCGAGTTTGCGGGCCATTGAACCCTATCTTAACGCACAAAGGCCCCGGACAAGTTAAGCCCGAGGCCCGTGTGCTCCCCATCGAAGGAGAAACTTTTAGACCGTCTGCTGAATCGCCACGCCCGTCGCCGGAACAAACGGAGGCGGAGGCGTATTCACCGCAACCACCTTCAGCGTATCGGTCGCCGTGACACTTGACCCGTCCTGGTTGGTCACAACCACCGTAAGGCTCAGAACAGCGCCCAAAACGACGGCAGACGACAGGGTGAGGATCGCGCTCTCGCCTGTTGCGTCGGCGGGGTCTTGTGCCACCGTAGCGCCGGGATCGCCGGTCACCGACCAAACGATGTTGGAGGGAACAAACGGACCGGCATTGACCGGCTGAAGACTGGCTACGAATTCTGGAGAATTGCCCGGCGAAATGGAAAGCATGGGATTTTTTCCTGTCTGCGTGATCATCACGCTGGTTGCTGGTATGTGGTTATGGCGATGATGCTTATTCGCCAACAAAACAACTTTCACAATGTAGTCCGAACGGCTCATGCAAGCCCGATCTGCCGCCGCATCGATCTCCAGAAGAGCGTCGAGTGGAATTCTTATGTCGATGTGCTCCGTCGTCCAACCGATCATTCAATCAAGATACACCTAATCCCCAACCCGTCAAGTACTCTTATGCTCATCCCGCCAACCCCCTCGGCTCATCGTGAGCCCTTCTCATGTGCGCCAGGTAAAGCGCGTACGCCTCGAATTCCGCCAAACACTTCGGGCAACGGTACGGCTCCCGGCCATGTGGACTATGCGGTGTCTCTACCCTCATTTTTTCCTCCCGCATGACTTTTGGTGCAGCCCGCCAAGACCCCCGCATAAAGGACAAGATTTGCCAAAGTTCGTCTTCCCCGGTGTTTGACTACCCTCAAGAACCACGCTGGATTTTGAAGAGTGGGGCGGACTGGCCTCAGCGTAAAGCTCCCCATCGCTCAGTATCCATGCGATCACCCATGAACGGCTACGCCGCATACGCACTGCCTCAGCATCTATGCGCGCGACTATCTGTTCCGGCAACCGAACTGTTACATGCACCGTGCTACTCATGAACACAACGTACCACAGATGAACACCCTTTACGGGAAAAATGTGGGCGGGGGATGGTACGCCGATCACCACCCCCGGCCTGAATGGGGGCACCGGGTACCCCTAAGAATGCTTTTTGATGGGCCTGTGAGCCATCGGCGCGATCAATTGATACCTGCCATTGATGCGCGGATCGCACGCGGATTCAATGTACATCGTTCAATATCATGATCTTATCGCCTTACCTGTAGGTAGAGCGATATCACGCCCTGCTGGCTGGCTCTGAGGCGCCTCGCCGCGAGGTCGAGCAGCCTACAGTACCCCGGAAATGTCCTTTGCTGGCTCTCCGTCGCGCTTGGCTCGCATCAGTTCGAGCACATCCGCGAGCACGTTCATATTGATCGTAGATGGTTGACCGCGAAGGACTTGCGACTTGTCCTGGAGGATCGCTGCGGCGGTCACAGACTCGAGCAATTTAGCCTTTTCGATCTTCTCGGGGCTTAACGACGCTAGAATCCTGTTTTGCAGAGCGTCGTACACGTCTGCTTTAGATTCTTGGAATTCGCGCAGGGCCTCTTCGGAAGTGTCGCGCCTGAATGTCGCCAGAACGGTTCGGACGGTTGTTTCTCCGCATCCGACCATCTGCGCGATGTCTGTGCTCCCGAGTTCTGGATACTTGAGGCTGAGCTTGCGTATCTTCGGTGCAGCGCCGGTGTGTGCTCCCATGCGCAGATTGTATCAATTCGCGGCTGAATGGCGAGTGAATAGCAGGTACAGTATCCCCTTTTGCGCGCGCGATGGCTCGCTGTTTTGTGTTGATGTCAGTGAAAGTCTTTGCGAACTGTTGCCCTGGGCCGACTGATCTTCTCAGTCTTATCGTGTTTTCACGGATGGCCGGATTACTCCGGTGGCTGGGTGGTAGGGGCGGCAAACTCCGATGATTCGCATGGCTATCACGTCCTGTCCAGTTTGCAGAATACGCTTGAGTCGCGTTATCCTGCAAGTGCGGGACGTTGCTGTGTCCCTTCCGGCTCGCGTCTTGTCCACCGTTCCGGCGTCCCGCATCTGATTCCACCCTCCCATAAAATAGTTTGGCGATTTCGCTTGACAAGTTCCAAGTATAGCGATATTGTTGATTCAGATTCAAACGGGGTTCGCCCCAACCTTCCGAGAGGATGCTAAAACAATGAAACTCACCCTTGAAATTGATTGTGCCAAGATTGCAACGGTTGGCGAGTTGCGCTCAATAATGGCTGGCGTCTCGCAGCGCATCTTGAATCCGCCCGACCGGGTTACAACCCCAATTCACGAAGATCGAATCGTTGTGATGTATTGCGGCGTTCATGTTGGCACCCTTGAGGTGCGCTAATGTCCACCCAAACCCTCCTATTCGCAGAACTTGCCCCTGATCCTTGTCTTGGCTTTCCAGA